TTACCCATCGAGGCGGCTCAGGAGCTTCTTTTTGAATTCGCAATGCTCGCTATATAACCAGCGAGCTCGACCGTGGATGAGTTTGCTTTTTGGCAGGGTGCCGTCTTTGATGCGGTCATAGATGAATGTCTTGCCGAAACCAGTATCTGCCATGATGAATTTCAGATCAACCAGTGAGTCGGGCTGCAGGTGATGTTGCATGTTTTTCATCTCCGGTTTGGAAATCGAACCTGGGAGCCAGGCAAAAAGAAACCGCCCTCAGGCGGCTATTCGATGTGAACGTGTGGAATCTTTCCGGCGGCGATGGCGTCATAAATCGCTTCGCGGATATCCTTCCCCAGGATTTTATCTGGTGGTAAAGCGTAAAACATGGCGTCAACTGCTTCATAGCGCTTCTTGTCCGCTTCTGAGCGGATGGGGCGGAATTCCAAATCGGTCGGGAGGTGGACGTGCTCGCATTTGTCACCGCTGATAACGACTGTGAATGGGCTTGTGTACCTCACGATTCCAACAATTCCGCTCTCCCATCCCGACTCTCCTTTTACCCTGAATTCACATTTAGTGCCTGCAGGTGGCTCTCCCTCGCCATTCCATTGCGCGGCGGCAAGTGCGGCCTCGTATTGCTCGCGGGTGACAGCTTGTCCGCTACCGCCGTATATTGGAAGTTGTCTTCCTGATGTGCGACATTTTGTGGCATAAGCATAAACATGGCCGTTTCCGTGCGAGCAAATTATTTCTGCACCCTCCGGCCACCCGCCACGCTTCGGCAATTCCTGCACCAACAGCTCTTTCAGTTTCATATCCTCTCCTTACGCCAGTTTCTTATACAATTGCGGGCCATCAGTGGTGGCAGCCCTCAGTTCGTGTTCTGCGTGCACCGAATATGTTCCGTCATCCCACCGGCACCACGCTTTCGGGTTATCACCATCAGGCTCAATCTGGCTTTCAACAACTCCGTGTATTCCGCCTGACTTCATTTGGACTAATGCGCCCACAGCAAATTTAGCCATAGCTGACCCTCTGACATTTGCGAAAGAGAAGAGATAGCCATCCATGCGATGAGAAGTATGATGCCTATCGCGATTGGATTCAGTTGCATGGGCGACTCCTGATGATTTCAGGTGATTAACGGATGTCGATATCTGGGATGATTACTGAAGGTTTGAAGGTGACACGATAGTGGTTCACGCTGGCGTTCGTGCCGCTCAGATCTTCCATAAACCATGTCACGTTGTCAGACAGGCCGAGCATGTGTTTCTTATAGACGCCGGGCCCGGTTTTACAGATGACTCCCAGCGTACGATCAGTGCTTGTGTTGTCTTTGGAGCAAAGGCCGGTTATCTCCAGCATAAACTCGCCGGTGATACCGTTATAAAAAACAAAACGACGCTGAGCTTCGAAATTGTCCGCGGCTTTGCTGACGTTACGGCTGGCGACATCCGCATCATTCACATCACACGCCGACAGCGCCAGAACAGCCAGTAGCAGTAAACCTTTTTTCATTTTGTCACCTGTAAAAAAATGCCCTCACGAGGAGGGCTAAATGGGGGATAACGGGGTTTGGTTCGCACCCAATAGCCAGCTCATAACTGGCTATCAGTTGCGTCAGGCTAATCTGATTGTTAGGCGCGGCTCTTCGTCGCCTCGCAACTTTTTAATCAGGTTATATGCGTCCGGCGCTCGCCATCTGTCACCAACGCATTCCCGATTCATCACTTCTACAAGTTCATCCCACTGCTCAATAATCCCCTTGAAGGTTGGCACTCGTTTGGCGATAGCCGGGAAGTGATCGCGAATCTCAGGGATAGCTTCCAGCAATTTCATGCAACGCAACATGTCGGATGGGTCGTGTGGTGCGTCGAAATTTCTACCGTAAAATGGCTTATCCAAACCCAAAGCAATGGACGCCATAGTTGCACTGCTCACACCGACATTGCCTGTCGTCTGCCACTGTAAAACCTTCATTGCCAAATATGACATAATCTCTCCTCATGCCGCCCGCATAGCGCGGAGGCGTTTTAAGTGTTCTGCTGTTTCGATTTCTTCTGTGATCCGCTCGGCTTGTGCTTTGGTCAGCGGCTCGAATTCATGTTGAAAGCGGCCCATGCTGGCGATGCAGGTGCGACCATTTCGGATGTAGTGGATGACTTCGTGGGTAGCGCGGATGATTTTGCATGGTTCACCGAACATGTCGGCGTACCAGGTATTAGGATGGATTATCCTGAACATTGGCTGAGTCCTGCATCATGAGGAAGACAATCATTGCGGCGCGGAGTGGATTTATATCTACGATCTGAAGACTCGCTCCTTTGCCATCATAATGCTCTGCAATCCAAGCTCCTGAAGCGAATACTTGCTCCTCGCTAGGGTCAATGAATTCATAATCAGGCTCGACCGAAATTAGATTGGAAACGATAATCGGCCACGCTTCAGCAGGGTTGTTGCAGTAGTCTACCCATAGGCTAGGTAGGTGGCCTGTGATGCAAGCGCTCGGCGGCCTGCTTTTACTCTCAATAACCACGCTGTCAGGATGAAATATTTCCGCTACAGCCATATTGATCTCTTGGTCACTCAGCTTGCTGTAATCCATCACATCCTCCCAATCTTCTTACGCAATTCCATATTGCTCTGGCACTCGACGCACATCGTGCATCCCGGATACGCTTTCCGGCGAGCCTCCGGCAAATTTTCCCCGCACTCCTTACAGTGCGTTGCTGATACTGCTGAGTGGTTGAGTCTGTGAGACTGAATAGCATGGTCGCGCATCATCTCTTCGAGAGCGCTGGCCTGATCGATGATTTCAGAAGTCATGATTGCTCCGCCTCAGAGAAAGAACCCCTGGCAACGAGAATTTCGTTACGCTCGCCATCATCAAGAACATAAGAAGGTAGTTCAGCCGCATACTTGCCAGCAGACCAAGAGAGCGGGCCTGTTTTTTTGATAACAGCATTCAAGGCATCAAATGCCTCTTGAAGCTCGCTAGGTAGCTCTCCATCTGGTGGCAAGTCATCACAAAAAATATCGGCGCCATCAATTTCAGAGGCGTAATTAGGATCGCAAATGACAACTCGTAATTCTTCTGGAAGAATGTTGTTGTCCATGCAGTAGTCGCGCAGATCATCGATATCGAAGAAATAGCGGTCATCATCGTGGATAACTAGCGGCTCATCTTTCCACGGCTTGCGTGGCATGTTATTGAAGGTGTTTTCACGCTTCTCTGCATGGCACACATCGCACCATGAATTCACAGAGTGAATTGGGTGCTCAGGATTTTCGGGGCATTTGGTGTGTGTTGCTCCGCACCATCTCGCCTGGTGTTCATTTTCGCCCCAATATCGACCATGACGATCAACCCAACCAGTCAACGTCTGAATGCTTGCCGCCTCGTCAGATTCGTACATCACAATAGCGTTTTTGTTTGTGCTCATAATCATTGCTCCCTGAACTGTCGGTTAATTCGGTTGAAGGTGAATGCGAGAAAATAAAAAGGCCGCATTAGCGACCTTGTGATTAGTGCTTTCATTCCGCACCGCCTTGCGCGCCAACTAGAAATGCACAGTCTTTCTTGTGCTCGTTACAAGACCAGAACACTTCGTCATCGCCACGGAAAACATTCACTTCTACGGTCGTCTTATGCTTCGCCACTGCGCCGCACTTGCATTTAGCGGAGGTGTTTTTGCTTTTGGCTGACACGCTGCCAACTCTTGGATATTTGCTCACATTTCCTCCCGTTCAGGATTTCTCACATCCCATCCATTTCGCTCAATATTTACAGCCAGCCGCTTATCTCCGACCTCTTCGATACTCCTACCGGTAATCTCTGCTACTTCTGCGTTGGTGTAGCGAATCAGTGCAGCCAATTCACATGCAGTCCATTCACGCATAGTTAATCCTCCGGAGCGGGCCAGTGCGTCACGCTTGCTTCTGACTGAGTAAATGGAGCGACCGGTTGCCGTGGCTATCTCTTCCTCTGAGAACCGACCAAAGAGATGAAGCTCGGCTGCCGTCCATGGTCTGCCGGTCATTCGAGATGGTAGTGGTGCACCAATACGCGATGCCTGAGTGACTATGGCGCGTTCCGTGCGCTCAAGCTTTTCTGCGATAATTGGCAGTGGCATTGTTTTGCAGACGTCATGCAGGAACAGGTTTTCCCACGGTTGCCAAAGTTCGCTCATAAAACCTCCATGATTCTCTTTTTGGTTTCCGCTACGAGATTTATGAAGTCAGCACGACGAGAACGAAGCCTTTCAATTTCTTCTGCACATTCACTGGCTGTGAGTCGATATACGGCGAGTTGTTTACCGTCAGGGAAATCAGAGCAATAACTTACAAAGTCCACCCACTGGCGACCCGAGCAGTCCAGATGACCGATTAGCTGCCACTTGTAAGCCGGATCAAATGAACCGCGTGTTATGGTTGAGTAATGCGTTGCGGCGATAACTGATTTAATCTCGATGACGCCATCAACGCCAATAAGTCCGTCAGGGCTATCGCCATAGGTTTCATGATCGAAGAACCCGCCATTATCTACGTCGACGAAATTCATTTCCTCGTATAGCATCCTTGCTATAGGTTCCTGCTCGTGACCGCGCTCCATGTGCTCATTGGTAAAGCTAAACTCAGATTTGCATCCCTTTATCTGCTCCAACGCAAGTTGGAGGGCGTAGCGCTTAGCTGGTTCGCCAAACGCTTTGCCGTCATTCGCCATGATTATTCCGTAATTGGACGCGGTAGCCTTTCCAAGCCTTAACGCATCCCATTCATCGCCATTCTGCTCAACGTCATGCCATATCATGCTGAGCACTCCTTAATTAACTGTTGACGATGCGCCTCTGAGATATCCATTCTCGACATCACAGCGGTAAGATTCCCATCACGCTTAAACGCTGCTTTGGCGTTGTTCCATGCCTGAGTTTTGTCCGGGGTGAGAGATGGCTTTGTTACTCGTGCGGGACTGATGCGCAGACCCTCTACAGACTCCTTGCCGAAACGAACATTCTTATCAACAAACACGGTAACCTTGACGCCAGCCCAATCCTCCAGAAACGGTGATCCGGTAATGCTCTTTAGCATCTTGCTGTTGGTGGCATTAAGAATCATGGGCTTTAATTTTTCCCCGGGTCGCAGCTCTTTTTCTTCGAAATAAGCCGTGTTGAAAACGTCTTTTGTCTTTTTGGTTTTGTCGTTTTCAAGAACTGCGCGGGAGATGGTGAGAATGGTTGGTTCAACGATATCTGCACTACTTAGATAAGGCGAATCGAATGCCTTCCTGTAATGAGTTTTCTGTTCGCTCATCGTTACTGTCCCTCATCAATATCTGTTTGGTGGCGAGCAATTGTCTCTGCCATGTATCGAATAAATTCAGCGGCCTTTTCCTGAAACTCGACGTCATCATCGAACACTTTTGAAATGGCCTTCTTGCTGGCCCCACGTCGTTGCAACTCGTCAACGCACAACGATTCCAGCTTGCTCTGAGGAAATCCTTTCTCAAGGTCATTAGCCAGTTCAGATTCACGATCTTCTCTGGCTATTTGCTGATAATGGCGCGTCCAGTTCTGCGCCTCGATACGGTCTTGAACGAGATATGCAGCCATAATCGGCTCCTGAAATTTGGTTGTGCGCTTCCCGTCTGCGATAGCAGGACGAGTAGGGGGAATGGGTGGTGGTGATTACTTGCCGAGTGCTTTGTCGATGGCGGCGCGGGCTTTGTCGAATCTGCAACTGCACCAAAGTTCATGCCCGCATGATTTAGGCTTGCAGGATGGTTCGGCCATAAAATCCTGTAGTGCTTCCAGTAATTCAGGAGCTGCGGCGATTAGGGATTTGTTTTCTTTGCTTGTCATTTCAATCGGATATTCCTTTCCAAAAACTATGTGATTCTTATTCCCTAATCCTTCTTCATCCCAAAACCACGGCCCCGGCGTTCCTTTGAATCCGCGCATGTAATTATCCTCAATGACTCAATCCACCACCAAGCCCACTGAGATAAACCTCAACGAGCAACTCTTTCGTATAAGTGCGCTCACATCCGCGGTGGAGGTACAGCTTCCCGCGCTTATGTGCTGATGCTGTCCACGTCGCATCTTTGTGCTTAACCAGCATTCCTGGCTGAACAGCGCCACGGTTAACTTCCTGCGTTCCGTAATGATGTAGGCTCATGATTTACCCTCCACCTGCTGCAATAACCCGGCAATGTGCATCTGCCAGCGGTTCATTGTGATTTTCTCGCGAGGTTTATCGACTGATGAGAGTTGCCACTCGTTGTCGTTGAGTTTTGATGCGTGGTACTGCTTGCCGTTGTGGGTGACTGTCATGACTCAGCCTCCTGCTTTTCTTTGATATCAGCACGGAGGTGAATTTCACGACCATCAGGAAGTGAAAATACTTTTATGTCGTCGGTCTTCGCGAGGTAATGAGCCGTGGCATGAAGAACCTGGTCAGTAACATCAAACTTCTCGCCAACAAATTTCATTGCGCCAAAAGCAAAGTTCTTTGCTGGCTTTGCTCTGCCAGCGTATATGCGGTTGGTAAGTCCGCTGCGATTCACCATGATTGGATTACTCATAATCATCTCCGCGCTTAAGCCGCGCCGCTGAGCTAAAGACCTCTGCATGCAATTTTCATCGCTGCAAGCAATTAAGCGGTGGATAGCCGCCATTCATAACTGAGCGTCCTCTGAGAAGCCGCTGAGGTATGAGGTAATAAAAAACCCGCCGGAGCGGGTCATATATCTGTTAGCTGGTAGTCGCAAATCATGTCGCAACAACTCTTATCTTCTTCGTTTCTTGGCCTCAAATCTGTTTGCTCTGTTTCCTGTTTAATCTCACCCCAGCAAACCTGATTCACTTCATCAGGCCATCCGTCACCTGCATCACCACGGTAGTAGTCAATAGCCTCATCTGCCGCCGCTTTCGCTTCTTCTGCTGTCTTGTACGTTTCGAATCCATTATCAGGGTCGAACATGAAAAATTTGTAAACGCCCATCGCCTTACCCTCTGTTTGTATCGTGAGCTAATAAAAAGGCCGCCTAAGCGACCAATCCATCAATTACCTTTTCAACAACTCCAACCGCATCAATCAACTTCACAAGCCTCTCGTGCATCTCGTTTCTTTTCGATTTGAGCGCTTCTATTAGAAACTCTTGATCGGCAGCGCCTCTGTATTGGGTGTTGTTAGCTGCAACAACAATCAAGTTAAATCTATGCAGCCCATGCGCTTCCAATAAGTTATCTATGCTTCTTATGTTTGATTCCAAGCTTTCAATTTCTTGGAGTAAGTTTTTAATATCCATTTCCTCACCTCATAAGTTAATTAACGCGCCGTAACCTGCTGAACTTGAATTAGTGCCGGGATTTTTATCCACGCCCGGCGCGTGGTTTCTCGTGTACCCCTACAGCGAGAAATCGGATAAACTCTAATCACCCCTACAGAGAGCAAAGAGAGCCACACCGATGAACAACTCATGGTGGCAGGAATTAATGCGTTTTTTCCTGCAAGGAATGACACTTAAACAGTTGATTCATATGCTCATCATCCTGATTTTCTTGATTGTGGTTATGCCGGTCAGCGCGAAAGAATGGATAAACCTGCATAATCCAGAAATCCTCCCTCAGTACTGGATGTATTACATCCTGCTGTTCTGCGTGAGCTATGTTCTTAATGGCCTTATTAACTCCGTTTACCACTTTGCACTGGCGCGGATTCAGGCTTCGAATGCCAGGCAGATTAAGGAGCGAGAAAAGAAGGCCGTTCACGATATGTTCAATTCATTAACTCTTGGCGAGCAGGCTCTTTTAGCTTTCGCCGTAGCTGCCAACAATCGGCTTCAAACCGAGAAGGGTGACCATTTTTCAATCTCATTACTGGAGAAGGGACTTCTCATACGGTCGCAATATTCGGTTAACCACCCAGACAGCGACCGATTTATCATCCCTGAAAAATACTTTAACGAGTGCTATGTGAGATTTGCAGGTAAGGCTGAACGACTTATGGATGAGCTTATTGATCAAGAACATAATTCAATTCAACCGAACCGCTAGATAAGTGCTATAGATTTTCCCTTAACTTTCTGGCGTCCGTGGCATGTAATTCCTCGTTCTCCAGACTTGCTATACCATGTGCGATGATTATTTCGCTCAACAGCTTCAGCGCGTTTTTTCATCTCTTCCCGATACTCAGCCAGCACCGTTAAATCAATCGGGTTCACAGCGATTTCTACGCGTGATTTCGGCTTGCGATTCAGCGACAGAACGGTTCGGTTATTAGGCTTAGCGCTCACCCCAACTAACAGGGGATTTGCAGCTTTCCATTCAGCCTGTTTCTCTGCGCGGCGTTCGCGGCGGCGTGCTTGTGCATCCATTGTGGATCTCCTGTCAGTTAGCTTTGGTGGTGATGCGCCGGTTGCTTATCCTCCGGTTGCTGTCGATGCAGCTGCAATTCACATCACCCCAAAGCTTTCTGCTTTGAATGCTGCTCTTCTTCAGAGCGTTATGTTTAAGAGCTTCACCGTCCTAGTGAGTAGTGCGTCCTGCTGATGGGTTTAATGTATGCGTTATGCGCAAATGCGTCAAGCGCATATTTATAGCAAATAGGAGATTTACGCTTTAAATTGATTTATGCGTATGATTCAAAAGGAATAAAAAAATTTACAGATATTGCTTAAGGCACAAAAAAAACCCGCCGAAGCGGGTTGTTGGTATGCGATTATGTGTTAACCGTGTCTGCGGAACTGCTGCGACTGGCTTAGCATTACCCTACCAGACACATGAAGCATCGCAGCCTCTTCAGGGCTTATGCTCCACTCTCTATACTTTGGGTTGTCCGAGATAACGAACAGATCATTTTTAACTTTTTGAAGGCGCTTGACGAAAGTGTCACCGTTGAAATCAAAAACGTAAATACCATCGCCATCGAAGTAATTGACTCTGATATCCACAAAAATCAAATCGCCTGGCTCAATGGTTCCTTGCATGCTATCGCCGCGAACGTTGATAAGCTTCACCGATTTTTGAGGGATGCTGCCAAATATAGACTTAGCCTGGTCAACGTCATACTCAATTGATCGGACAACCTCCACAATATCTTTTGATGGCGAGCCATTGCCTGCGCTGGCGGAAACGTTAAGAACATCAACCCTATACACATCCTTTTCCTCTCGACTGTTTAGGGAATCTACACTGTATGAATCTACAGTATTTTCCTCGTCATCGGAAGAGAATAGTACGGCTACAGGAACATCGAGAGCTTTCGCTATTTTTCTTAGGAGCTGATCACTATACCCTTGAATCCCACGCTCAAGGCGTGAAAGGTTACCGACGTCGCTATCAACAAGAAGCGCCATCTCATTCAATGTGTATTTATTTTTCTTCCTAAGAAGTCTTATCTTTTCACCTACTTTCATATCTTCATTAGAAAACATTTATGCGTCCTTCGCAAAGCGCCTTGCGCAAAATTTGCGGATGGATTAATATGCGTCTAACGCATTATGGAGGTGCAATATGTGTACACCACTTAGAAAAATGCGCGTAGAGAAAGGTCTGACAATTTCTGAGGTTTCCAAAATGACAGAAATTGATGTAGGCAACCTGAGCCGAATTGAACGCGGTATGCAGGTTACATCTCTGGAGACAGCTGAAAAGCTATCCAAGTTCTTCGAAGGGAAGATCTCAGAGATGCAGATTCTCTACCCGCATCGGTATATGGCAGCCTAAGCAACACCCGCTCTTATCACATCTAGCCCTGAAAAAGGGCGATTCAAAACAACAAGTCTTATGGCTATGCGTGTCTGCGCATTGGCCTATTTAACTATTTAACACACTAGGAATTATCACAGATGGATAACACAACTACCCGAAACAAAACTCAGGCTCGAAAAATCGAGTCCTGGCTCTTGAATCAGATTGCTATGCGCGGCTCCACGAATGTAGCCAAGGCGCTGGGGATGGATAAGTCAGGCATTACCCGCTGGAAAGAAACGTGGTTGCCGAAGATGGCAATGCTGCTGGCTGTTCTGGAATGGGGTGTCGTTGATGACGATATGGCGCGGTTGGCAAGAGAAGTAGCTGCGGTGCTCACAAAGAAAAAACGCCCTGCGGTAACAGAGCGTTCTGATCAGATAACCATGAAATTCTAGCCGAATAACTGGATCAATTCACAGGAGTAATTATGCCTGGACTAAATGCACAAGTAAACCATGACATTCGAGCCGGTGACCGGTTCGAAACTGTCTACCCATTCATTTTTGTTTGCACAGATTACCAACACTACAACGGCGATGTTCACACGGACGAGAGATGGATTGGCGGCTGCAGGAAGACGTCAGAACCAGCTGATTGTGGTTATGGCGAACAAACAGTTTATACGGCCGACAAAGAGGGAAAGAGAATCCTTGAGGTTCTTTCCGTTGCCGATATGCCCGGTCAATGGCAGAGGCGAATCATTTACGCCTGTCATCTTATTGACCCTGATGGGAGAGAGAGGAAGGGCAGGAAAGCATACACAGTAACAGAGGCCAGATTCCTCAAGATGACATCTGGTTACTTCACAGATTACGGACTGGAGGATGATTGATGGCCCGTTCACGAAACATAAAGCCTGGCTTTTTCACAAATGATGAACTGGCTGAATGCTCACCATACGCCCGCCTCCTTTTTGCCGGGTTGTGGACTATTGCTGACAAAGAAGGGCGATTAGATGACCGCCCTAAAAAAGTTAAAGCAATGGTACTGCCTTTCGATGATGTGGACTGCAATGATCTGCTTAAGCAGCTTCACAGCCACAAATTCATCAACCGCTATCAGGTAAATGGCGACTCATACATCCAAATAAATAACTGGAAGAAGCACCAGAACCCTCACTGCAAAGAAGCTGCTAGTGAGATACCAGAACCAGTAGAGAACAATGACAGCACCGGACAAGAACAGTGCAAGGACGACAAAGATGAAGACAAGAATGATGCTGAAGCAACTCAAGTCATTGAAAACAATGGAGCACCAGAAAAGCACCATGCAAGAACAGTACAAGAACCAGTAGAGAACAATTTAAATCCTGCTGATTCCCTTAACCTGATTCCTGATTCCCTCATCCCTCATACTGATTCCCTTTCTAACACCCAAGCCGCTGACGCGACTTGCGAAGGGTCTGAGGCTGATGTCCATAAAATTTCAAGTCGCTATGCATTCGAAGGAAATATCGTTCGGTTAAACCACAAGGACTACGAAGCCTGGAAACGCCTGTATCCGAACATTGACCTGAAGTACGAACTGGAAAAGCTGGATATCGAATTTAGCCATGAGAAGCCAAAGAACTGGTTTATCACTGCCAGCCAAAAACTTAGCTACCAGAACAAGCAATCGCTATCCAGACCGGTACGCAAGGTTGCTAATGGCCTTCAGTCTGAAGGTTTTGCGTCGAAGGACTACGGAAAAACAGAAATCCCATCCTGGGCTCAGGAGTGAACATGACACTGGACGAAAAGATTTTCTCTCTGGAAAAGATGCTTTCAGAGCTATCGCAGCCACCGTTAGAAATACCAAACAGCACTGTTGAGTTTGATGATGCTAACTGCGAAATACATGGACCTTTCCAACAGCGCCGTCGCGTATCGACTACGCATATCAAAATACCAACTGTTCCGTCTCGTTGCCCGGGTTGCATTCGAGATGAGCTAATCGAACTACAGGCTGAAAAAATCCGCATCGATGAGGCATCTCGCAAGAGAAATATCGAAATGCTGATGGAGGCGTTAGACATACCAAGCCGTTTTTTGTTCTGCACCCTACAGAACTACGAGCCAGTAAACGACGATGCTCAACGCGTTCTGAAAGTCTGCCAGGCGTACGCTAACCGATGGCCTGAGCGATTGAAGAAAGGCGGTGGACTCGTTATGTGTGGAAAGCCTGGAACCGGAAAGAACCATCTCGCTTTTGGTATCGCCAGGATCGCCATTGCCGAGCATCAAAGCTCCGCCGTTTTCACCACCGCTCTGAAAATTGCCCGAGAGTACAAATCAACCTGGTCCAAGGGCTCAACGCGCACTGAAGACGATGTGATCCGCTACTTCACCAAGCCAGACCTGCTGATCATCGATGAGGTAGGGGTTCAGTTCGGTAGCGATGCCGAGAAGCTGATCATGTTCGAAATCATCAACACCAGATACGAGCGCATGAAGCCAACCATCCTGATTAGCAACCAGACCAAAGAAGAACTGGCAGCATTCATCGGTGAGCGCGTCATAGACCGTATGAGCGACGGTGGTGGCTGCACACTGTCATTCACCTGGGATTCATACCGCTCGAAGGGGGCCGCATGATGGACAGCTTAAAGCAACGCATTCTCGATTACGTATCAGCTAACCAGCCCGCCAAGGTTGATCTGATTTACAAGGAACTTGGTATCTGCCGCAACCGGTATTACGAAGAGGCCAAGCAAATACGCTTCATGGGCAAGCTGCGCAGCGTTCCGGGTATCGGTGTATTCCCCGGCGAAGATGCTTATCAGCACTGGCTGAAAAGTGGTGGCTACGAAGAAATCAGACGACGCGCTGTCGATGCAAATCTGAGTAGCCAGGAAGCGAAGGGGATGAAGAGGCCGCGTAACAGCGACGACCCGAAGATGTTCGCGCCATACGACCCGGCTAATAATGGAGTCGTGGCTGAGTTCATGCAGAGCGATGCGAGAAAGCGACTGATGATGGTTTACGGGAGGTGAGGCGTGTTTAATCCAGGTCAATTAGTTATGAGGGATTGCAGTAGGGCTATTTATAAAGTTATCGACTGGCCTTGCTGCATCCGATTATCAGATGGAAAAGAAGTAAAACTGCGTCGGACTTTCCATTGGAAAGCTTTTGTAGACAACGCCAACAATCCATTGAGAGAGGCTGGTTCGTCATGACTGAAACTTACATAGCAGAGCTATCTGCAAGCGTGGTCGTTATAGTCGGCCTTTTTTATGCAATACGCAAAAACATCGATTAACAGGCCTGCTTAGCGGGCCTTTTTTATGAGGGTAGGATTATGAAACCAACATACGAAGAATTAGAGCGTCAACTCGAAGAGTCACGTCGCGAGTTCCGTGCAGCAGACGCGACTATTCACAATCTGGAACTGAAAATCACAGACATGGCAGTACAGCTCGCTAACTCCGAAAGCAAGTGCAGGGAGCTGGAGGCGGAGTTAAGTGCTGTAGATAAAATTCACAACGAAGCGGTATTTATCACCGATGACCATTACGAGCAATGCCCACCAGAAGTGCAGAAGATAATTCGCTCACTGGCTGTGCTGCAGATTCCTGCGTACAAATCTTTCCTGGCTGAAGTGCTGGCGCAGGGTGTTGATGTATCGATCTCAGAGTTAAACCAGCTTGCGGAGCGCAGCGAGAAAGAAGCACCAATCGCAGCTGAGCATCATCGTTCAGCAGCCCTGTATCTTCAGCTTTTTGCCGCCCAACTTCGCCAGGAGGCAGCCAAATGACAGCACTCAACAAACAGGCTCTGCGCCAAACAGCTGAGAAAGCTCAAGATCATGGCGTGTTCAACATGGATATACATTCACAAACCGTACTGGCGCTGCTGGATGAGCTGGAAGCCGCAGAGAAGCGCAATGCTGAATTACAGAGAGAGAATGCATATATCTGCAACCGACACAAAGAACTGGACCTGTTAATCGGGAAGAACATTCTGGTCATGCAAGCTGCGATTATCGAATGGCAGGCAACTGGTGACGCTAAGAACGGGCTGTCATGGATTTATAACACGCTGTTTGGGCCTGGTGAATTGCCTGACGAATCTGAGAAAGATGCTCAGGCCTACTTTGACCGCAAATATGCACCGATTGACGAAGAGCTTATGGCGCTTCACAAGTGGTTTTGGGAACAAAGTGAGGCCGAACGTGCCACCGCTGGCATTGGCGTGAAGGGGGAGTGAGATGAAACCAGCAAATTTGGCCCCGGTTTATTGTTCGCTTTACCCAGAACTGGCAGAGATAGCCAGAAAACACGGCTATGCAATGGCAATACACGGAACAATGGCGAGAGACTTTGACCTGATTTGTGTTCCATGGGCCGATAATCCGTCAGCGCCGCAGGTTGTAGTGAATGAGTTTACCTCAACTTTTGCAATGACCGACGTCACAAGCCCAAGCATAAAACCGCACGGCAGAATGGTGTATTCCATCAGTTTTGGTTTCGGTGAATTTTTTGCCGACCTGTCGTTTATGCCGATAGTCGCTGGCATTGGCGTGAAGGGAGAGTGAGATGACTGTAGAACTAAGAGATAAACGTCGCAGTGGGCAACGCATCCCCGGACTCGGAATGTCAAATGGGACATGGTTCGCGGTGCTGGATATTCCAGGTATGGAAAAACTTGTTAACCAGCAACATACCAATGACCCGCTCGATGTTACCCCAGCCAAAGCGAAAAAGATGGCGGACATCGTAGAAACGTGGACACCACCTGAAGGATGGTCCGGCGATATGGCTGAAGAAATGAAGGGTTATATCGTCGAATTTCTTCGCGGTTGCAACGGATTTAGGAGCCACTAACCCATGACAACTAACAACCACCCGGCGCACGGCCCTGTATCACTCGAGCGCCTGCACCAGATAAGCGAACACCTGCACCATGATACCCAGTACTCAAACGGCGGGAACAGAGCTTACATTCTCGCTGATATGTTGAATGTGATTGATGAGGCTATAGCAGCGAGGAATGTAGAGACTATCTATCAGGTAATGTATGGAGAGTGCTGGCGAGATATTACCGAGGAGCAATACCAAGACCATGCTATTCACGAATCACCGATTCGTATTGTCTACACCACACCGACAGCACCGGTTTCCCCGGATAAAATGACGGTTGAAATGGCTTATCCAAGAGTACAAACAAACTGGCATGATGCGAAGAATTTCGCTGAAGGTTGGAACGCCTGCCGCTCCGCCATGCTTCAGGCTGTCAACTTTCGGGAAATTCCAAATTCGTCAACCAACAATTGTCGGGAAATCTCGGAAACGTCAACCAATAAGCATGAAATCGAGACTCATAAGCTGCTTAAACACATCGAAGGCATGGAGGTATCGGTAGACGTCAGCACCTGTGATGCAGATGCCGGTCATCGTTATTTCGGCACAGTAACTGAAATATCTGAACTGGACACGGCAAAGAATGGCTACATCCTGTTGGTTCAGGATGCAAAGCCAAACTTCAAACAGGCTGGCAACTCTCCGGTAACTCCGGATTGTTACGTACTGGTTCCGAAGGAGATTACCTGTGCAATGGATGACGCAGCATGGGAGGCATATCACGAAACCAGATGCATGAGTGATATATGGGCAGCGTTACTGGCAGCAGCACCGCAGCAGGAAGTTAAGTCAGCGCTTGAGCATGGAATGCAGCGTTACGCCGGAGCTATGCAAAAACTGTCAGAAGGTGATGACTAACGCAACGTCAAGCAACATTACCCACTCTCAAAATTAGTGTTATAATTATGTCGCAGTCGGATTGAGCACCCGGCTGTGACCTCTGCATCTGATTGGGAAATTAGATGCGAAACACAAAGAGTACGACATACCATATGCCGTCAGCGTTATCTAATGCTGAGGGCTTTCTGCATTCTGCGTTACCTCTCGGAGGTGGCGTATGAAGCAACAATTCCTCCTTCGAAATACCAACATTCGCGCCAATGCTATCAACGCGATTAACCAACTGCAGATTGATGAGAAGCGCCCGGTCGTCATCGAGATAAAAGAGATGACCCGCTCCATTGACCAGAACTCCAAACTTTGGGCAATTTTGGGCGACGTCAGCATCCAGGTTGAATGGCATGGACGAAAGCTCTCATCCGAATCATGGAAGCATATCTTTACCGCTGCACTGGTTAAGCAGGAGGTGGTGCCTAACCTGACAGGTGATGGCTTCGTGGTGCTTGGGCAGTCAACCAGCAAGATGACAGTCGGACAGATGCGCGACCTCATCGAACTAATCCACGCCTTTGGCGCAGAGCGTAACGTTCGTTGGGGAGATGAATCTCGCCTGGCTATGGAATGGGCTTCCCGCTTTGGAGGTTCCCATGCGTAAACCAACCCGCCGCAGCTGCAAAATCTGCAAGACCAAATTCACCGCCACCTACGACAACGTCTGGTGGTGCTGTCCTGAGCACGGCTTCGAGTACAGCCAGTTGCTGTTAGCCAAGAAGAAACTGGCATCCGAGCGCAAGCGTAAGCAAGAAGCTCAGCAGGAACGCCGTGAGCTGAAGATTCGCAAGAAAGCCTTGCAACCGATTAGCCAATATCACAAACGCGCTCAGACAGCGTTTAACGCATTTATTCGCCAGCGTGACGCAGGACAACCTTGTATCAGTTGTGGGCGTAACTCCGGCGCGAAGATGAACGCTGGTCACTTCCGTACTGTCGGCGCATCGCCAGAAACCCGCTACGACGAAACCAACTGCCATATCCAGTGCGAAGCCTGTAACTCCTATCTGTCAGGAAATATCGGCGAATACCGCCCGCGGCTGATTGCCAAGATTGGTCAGGAAGCCTATGACCGACTGATGGGACCGCACGAAGCAAAGAAATGGACACGTGAAGAACTCGACGCACTGGCAGCGCACTACCGCGCAAAGCTCAAAGAACTGAAACAACAGGAGGCAGCATGACCCGCACCGATATCGAAAACTATCAGCGCTCGTCAGTAGAGCGTGCTACCAGGCTGACTCCTTACGCAAGAAGTGAAATAGCCCGGATTGATAGTGAGACAGCAGAGCTTCAGAAACGCATCGATCGGAACAACGAATTACGCCGTGAAATCATCAACCGCGCAAACATGAACAAGGGGCCGTCAGCATGAAACTGGAACTAACTGCAGACCAACATCGCTGGATTGATAACTGGCTTCACCTTTGGGGCGCGTGGGCTCAAACCGGTAAAATCGACAAATCGATGATTAACATGATCGCCAAGTTCATGGCTACAGTCGAAGGGCAGCAATCCAGCCGACCGATGTGTAGTGATGATGATGGCATGCTGATTGATGCAGTGCTGCGTCATTACCTGAAAAACGTCGATGAAAACGCGTGGCGGGTTATCTTCGCTTACTACGTCTGCAACTCCAGTGAGATACGGATCGCCTCATGGCAGCATGCGGTCAGCAAACCACGCCTAATGAAGACGCGAGCAGGTAACCAGTACAAGCGCCCGAGCCTTTCTACTACGCGCAGAGAAGTGAAAGAAACCATCAATGCGGCATTGTTCTGTTTGTATCAACCGCTGCAAAATGCTTTCAACGGTCGTGAAAATGTGAGGAAAGTAGTAAAAAATGTTCACAACGTGCTTGCATTTCAATGAACAAATGAGCATTATATTTAGTGTAGGTTGCCGTATTTGCGTTTGACCTATCAGAACTCAGAGCCTCGCAATTGTGCGGGGCTTTTGCGTTTATACCGATAGCAAAACACATCGTCATCGTGGCGGTGTTATCTTGCGTAATGGTGCATGGCTGACTCGCGATTAAGTTATGCCGTCTGCTCCACGAAACGGAGCGCACAACAGATAATTGCATTGGGGTGACCGGTTAATCCCGTTACGCTAACCGAAACAGGCGCAGTGCAATTATCGTTGTGGTGAGAACAGGATTTGTAATGGGTATCATGCCAAAGAACCTTCCTGAAGGGCGCATGACTAAGCAGCACGTAGCGGCCAACCACACACCACGCACCAAATACCTACCAGGACCATAAGAGCGAAAGCTCAACGCACTACCCTCATCTTGCCAGCATCGCCGCTGGCTTTTTTCGAGCGCATTACCACCAAGAACCAGACCCAACCAACTCATTGCTGAATATCTGTGGCTACGGTGGTCTAGTGCGCTCCAAAAAAGAAAACCCAGCACATGGCTGGGCTTCGTGAAGATGGGTGGCAAGAGACTGCGCTAACAGCCTCCTGCCTGATCTGCCCACGCCTTAAATCGCGAGCAAACCACGTTACCGATCAAAGTATCCTGGATTTGTTCAATCGACCATCATCCCTATTCCTAATTTGAACAGATCCCCATCCTCTTGGGGGTAGAGCATGTACCGTATGGACAAAATCAGAGAATGGTTCAGTTACTGGTTTGGAGGACTTACTGCAATGGGCGGAGTTCTCTCCCTAAATGACTGGGCTCTAATCGTGGGTATTCTTTGTACTGTCGGCACATTCGGAATCAACTGGTACTACAAGCGCAAAGAGCGCGAGGACAGATTGAATGGGAATGTCACCGGCGCTCAGAAATAAAATCGCTGCCAGTATCGGCGGCGGGGCGATCGCAATTGCCACCGTGATGCTATCCGGAAAGGATGGGCTTGAAGGTCGTGAGTATGTGGCCTATCGAGATGTTGTTGGAGTGCTGACCGTCTGTGATGGTCACACCGGATCCGAAATACTCCCCGGCAAGCGATATACCGATAAAGAATGCGATGCACTAACCCGTAAAGATTTAACACGCATCGCCGCTCAGGTTGATCCGCATATCAAAGTGCAGACCACCGAAACGCAGCGAGCAGCAATCTACAGCTTTGCTTACAACGTCGGCGCTACCGCCACCATCAACTCCACTCTGCTGAAAAAACTCAACGCGAAAGATTATGCCGGAGCATGCTCTGAGCTAAAGCGCTGGGTATATGCAGGCGGTAAGAAGTGGAAAGGACTGATGAACCGGCGCGACGTTGAGTATGAGGTTTGCACCTGGAGTAAGAAATGAGCAGGTTAACCGCAATCATCACTGCCGTTGTCGTCTGCGTCATCGTATCGCTTGGCTGGGCTGTTAATCACTATCGCGACAACGCCACCGAATACAAGAAGCAGCGCGATGAGAAAACTAAGGCGCTGAATCTGGCTAACGCTACCATCACCGATATGGTAACCAGGCAACGCGATGTTGCTGCACTGGATGCTAAATACACGAAGGAGTTGGCCGATGCTAAAAAGACCATTAGCAATTTGCGTCGGGATGTCGATTCTGGCGCTAAACGGCTGCACGTCGCCGCAACCTGTCAGCGAGTGTCCAAAACTACCTCCTCCACCGGCGTGGATGATGCAGGAGCCCCCGAACTTACTCCAGACGCTAGACGGAATTATTTCGATCACCGGGACGGAATCGAAGTCACCAAAGAAATGATTCATGGGCTGCATGAATACATCAACACGCAGTGCCTGAGGTAAGCGATGAAGATAAAGATTAACCAATTGCCATCTCATGTCGTATTCAGGCCTGAATATTCAGGCGAAATGATATGGAAGAAACCAACGCTGAAAGAAAAGATTTACGGTGCAGTTTATAGATTCTTCGATGCGTGGACGGTGCCAATAATTATTTTCACAGCGTGGATCGCTTTGGTGTTATGGGGTCATTGGTACATCAATAATTAGGATGGCGGCATGAAACGAGAGCGTGAAATAACGCTGCTCTACGGAATATCACTCATACGCGATGACGTTCTCAATCATCCTGAGATAAATCCAACCCTGGCTGACAGAATCATCACCTTCATTCATCACTTTTTCTACATCGCATCTGCGCTTGTTATAGCGGCGTCAGGATTCGCATTCTTCATCTGGTCATCGACATTTCTGTAAGTCGATACAACACAACAACCGGAGTCAACAATGGCAGAGCTAAATACCATGAACGACGAACAGAAATTCAAGTTAGAAATTTACAAGCTGGTCATGAGCCAGAATGCGGCCGCTGAAGAAGCTTTCTCCTTTATCGGGACTGACCAATTGAAACTGGAGTTGTTCAAAATCCACTTTCAGGCAGGTGGCGCGAATTCAGATGTCACTACTCGAACGATTGAGGCTGTGCGCAAATCGAAAGAAGCGCTGGATCTGTTCACTACCGGAGCATAACCATGGCAAAGACGAAGTGGCCTAAACTTCCCCGGTTCTTCGTGCCATTGTTCCATAGCGCCAACGTATACCTATGTCGGTCAAAAGAAGAGTGGGATCAGGCTTGCATCCATCTTGGCGTTGATAGCGGTGGCAATGAAATGCTGGCCGGAGCAACGCAGTCCTATTGCAATACCGAAACTGGAGAGAATCTTTACCTGCTTGGTGTATTCAATGGTGATGCAGCCACACTGGTTCATGAGTGCGCTCACGTTGCATTCTATGTATGCCGTGATGTTGGCGTAACAACCTACCCAGGCGACGCAAACGAAACTTACTGCTACATGCTTGACCGAATGTTCAGTCACTTCCTGCCATCTATTCAGGAGCAACAACATGCCGTTAAAGAAGGGTAAATCCAAAAAGGTTATCGGTGAAAACATCGCAACCGAAATCAAAGCCGGAAAGCCAAAGGATCATGCCGTCGCCATTGCTATGGATAAAGCCGGCAAGAGCAAGAAGAAACCGAAGAAGGGATATTAATCATGGCAGCGCCAAAAGGTAACCGATTCTGGGAGGCTCGCAGTAGTCATGGGCGCAACCCGAAGTTCGAATCGCCCGAGGCGCTGTGGGCTGCCTGTTGTGAATACTTCGAATGGGCTGATGACAACCCGCTATGGGAAGGGAAGGTGTTCTCGTATCAGGGTGAGATCATTAACGCCAACATGCCAAAGATGCGAGCCATGACGATTTCTGGCCTGTGCATATTTCTCGATATCACCCGGCAAACGTGGGGAACCTTCCGTGCTATGGAAGGCTTTTCTGACATCACCATGCGAGCGGAAGAAATCATCTACGACCAGAAGTTCTCCGGAGCAGCGGCAGACCTTCTCAACGCCAACATCATCGCCCGTGACCTGGGCCTCAAAGAGCAGTCGCAAGTTGAAGACGTGACACCTGATAAGGGAGATCGCGATAAGCGCCGCTCTCGTATTCAGGAGTTATTGACCCGTGGAAAGCGAAGCGATTCTTGATGACCTGACAGAAGATGAGCAGATCGAACTGCTTGAGCTTCTGGAGGAAGAGGAGCGATACCGGGAAACGCACCTGCTGTATGAGTTCTCCCCGTATGGCAAGCAGCGTGAGTTCATCGAGGCTGGCGCCGATTATCCTGAGCGTTGCTTCATGGCCGGTAACCAGTTGGGTAAATCCTACACTGGCGGCGCAGAGGTGGCATTCCATCTCACCGGTCGCTACCCCGGCACGAAAGGTTATCCTGCTGACGGCGCATACGGCGATACGTGGGGCGGTAAGCGCTTCTATGAGCCTGTTGTATTCTGGGTTGGTGGTGAGACAAACGAAACCGTAACAAAGACGACACAGCGCATCCTGTGCGGTCGTATCGAAGAGAATGATGAGCCTGGCTACGGGTCAATCCCGAAAGAGGACATCATTAGCTGGAAGAAGTCTCCATTCTTCCCGAACCTTGTCGATCACCTGCTGGTTAAACACCATAACGCTGACGGCGTAGAAGATGGCATATCAATCTGCTACTTCAAGCCTTACTCACAGGGCCGCGCACGGTGGCAGGGTGACACAATCCACGGCGTCTGGTTCGATGAGGAGCCACCATACAGCATCTACGGCGAAGGCCTGACCCGTACCAACAAATACGGTCAGTTCTCAATGCTGACGTTTACCCCACTGATGGGTATGTCAGATGTCGTCACCAAATTCCTGAAGAACCCGAGCAAGGCGCAGAAGGTTGTCACCATGACAATCTACGACGCTGACCACTACAGCGATGAGCAGAAAGAGCAGATCGTCGCTTCATATCCAGAGCATGAACGAGAAGCCCGCGCCCGCGGTATTCCGACAATGGGTAGTGGTCGAATATTCCAGATACCGGAAGAGACCATTAAGTGCCAGCCATTCGAATGCCCTGAACACTTCTACGTCATCAACGCAATGGACTTTGGCTGGGATCACCCTCAGGCACAGATTCAGCTATGGTGGGATAAAGACGCAGACACCATCTACGTCGCTCGCGTATGGAAGAAGAAAGAACACACCGCAGTGCAGGCGTGGGGCGCTGTCAAAGCATGGGCGCAGAAGATACCAACTGCGTGGCCTCACGATGGCAATCAGCACGAGAAGGGCGGTGGCGAGCAACTGAAGGGCCAATACGCTGACGCAGGATTCATGATGCTGCCTGAGCATGCAACGTGGCCTGATGGCGGTAACGCCGTTGAGCCAGGAATCGCTGAGTTACGCGACATGATGCTTGATGGACGCTTCAAGGTATTCAACACCTGCGAGCCATTCTTCGAAGAGTTCCGCCTGTATCACCGAGATGAAAACGGGAAGATCGTCAAGCTTAACGATGACGTTCTTTCAGCCGTGCGCTACGGCTACATGATGCGCCGCTTCGCAAAACTGATGCGCGACATCAAAACCCCAAAAGAGAAGAAAATACCTGCACCGATTAAACCTGTCGCACGGAGAAGATGATGGCAGATAACGAACGACTCAACGCCATTCTGTGCCAGTTCGACATAGACTGGGCGTCGGGCGATGAAGCCAGAACTGAAGCGACAAACGATTTATATTTTAGTCGGGTGTCACATTGGGATGACTGGCTAAGCGAATACACAACGTTGCAGTACCGAGGTCAATTCGATGTAGTCCGCCCGGTAGTGCGTAAACTTGTCGCAGAGATGCGTCGCAATCCGATTGATGTTCTGTACCGGCCTAAAGACGGAGCAAGTCCTGACGCTGCAGATACATTGATGGGGATGTATCGCACCGATATGCGCCACAACGCTGCACGCTCTGCGGTTAACGTCGCTGTGCGCGAACAGATTGAATGTGGTGTTGGTCACTGGCGACTCGTCACAGAGTACGAGGATAACAACCTCACAAGCCGTAACCAGGTTATCCGCCGCCGACCACTTCATGAGTCATGCTCTCACGTTGTATGGGACTGCAACAGCAAAGAGCAGGATAAGAGTGACGCTAAACACTGCACCGTTATCCAGCCATTCAGCACAGAAGGCTGGAAAGTGTTTGCAGAAGAAAACGGCATCGACCAGAATGTTATCCCAACGTTCCAGAGCCCGGACATGGGATGGATGTTCCCCTGGATTTCGAAGGATGTCGTTTACGTTGGCGAATACTACGAAGTTGAGGAGAAAAACGAGAAGGTTTTTATCTATCTCGATCCGCTTACTGGTGAGCCAGTCAGTTACTACCAGCGAGACATCAAAGACGTTATTGATGACCTTGCTGATAAAGGATTCGTAAAAGTAGCCGAGAAAAAGGTAAAGCGCCGCCGGGTATACAAATCACTCATCACCTGCTCAGAAATCCTGAAAGACCGTGAGTTAATCGCCGGTGAGCACATTCCCATTGTTCCGGCTTATGGTGAGTGGGGATTTGCTGGCGACAAAGAGGTTTACGAAGGGGTTGTGCGCCTGACAAAAGACGGGCAGCGACTGCGTAACATGATCATGTCGTTTAACGCCGATATCGTCGCCCGTAACCCACGTAAGAAACCAATCTTCGCTCCTGAGCAGATTGAAGGGTACGAGTATATGTACGGCGGCAACGACGATTATCCGTACTACCTTCAGAACTGGAAGGATGAGAACGGTAACGACATGCCGATTGGCCCACTGGCATACATGGAGAATCCAGAGGTTCCACAGGCTAACGCTTATATGCTTGAGGCTGCTACCGCTGCGGTGAAAGAGGTCGCCAGTCTTGGTGTTGATACTGAGGCTGCAAATGGGCAGGTGGCTTTCAATACCGTCAACCAACTGAATATGCGAGCCGACCTTGAGACCTACGTGTTTCAGGATAACCTGGCTACTGCGTTTCGCCGAGATGGTGAGATTTACCAGTCGATGGTTAACGACATCTACGACGTGCCGCGCAATGTCACCGTGACGCTTGAAGATGGTACCGAGAAAGATGTGCAGGTGATGACTCAGATGGTTGATTTGCAGTCTGGTGACGTCGTAACGCTCAACGACATTCGTGGTCGTTACGAGTGCTACACCGACACAGGCCCATCATTCCAGAGCATGAAGGAGCAGAACCGCGCAGAGATTCAGGAGTTGCTCACCAATGTTCCGCAGGGTACGCCAGAGTGGCAAATGCTATTACTTCAATACTTCACGCTGCTTGACGGTAAAGGTGTCGAGATGATGCGCGAGTACGCCAATAAGCAGCTCGTCATGATGGGCCTCAAGAAACCTGAAACGCCTGAAGAAATGCAGATGGTACAGGCAGCACAGAAACAGCCTAAAGAACCATCACCTGAGCAGATCGCCGCTCAAGGACAGATGCTCATGGGTCAGGCTGAATTGATTAAGGCGCAGAACCAACAGGCTCAGATTCAGGTTGATGCAGCCAAGGTTGAAGGCCAGAACCAACTTAACGCAGCCAAGGTTGCAGAAATATTCAACAACATGGATATCGATAAGCAAGCGGAGTTCAGAGAATTCCTCAAGCTTATGGGCCAATTCCAACAACAGCGTAGTGATGATGCTCGCGCTAACGCTGACCTGCTTCTAAAAGACGCAGACCAAACACATTCCCAACGCATGGATTTCGCGAATCTATTGCGACAAGTTCAAGCACCCTCCGGCGGCGTAGCCGAGAATCCTCAATAAGAGAGAGTTAATCATGGACCAAACCACCGAAATTCAGGCAACTGAAGACAAACTCCTGCCCGTCGATAACGCGGCGGCATCCGCAATCGATCCTTCGCTAAATGCCAATGGCGAAACTGGACAGGAAGAAGGCTTCGAGATTGTCCTTAAAGACGATGAGAATAAACCAAAGCAAGACCCGGAAACCAACGCGAAATTTGCACAGCGTAGACTCGAGCGTAAGCGTCAGCGTGAGCTTGAGCAGCAAGCTGAAGCAGTTAAGCGCGGCGAGTTGCCGGAGAATCTTCGGGTGTCCCCTGAGCTTCCATCCCAGCCAAACGCTAATGACTTCTTTTCTGATGAAGCTTTAGCCAAGTACGACTACGACCAAACGCGTGCTCTGGCAGCATTTCAGCAGGCCAACAATGAATGGCTTGTGAAGGCTCAAGATGCTCGCAGCAATGCCGTAGCGGAGCAGGGAAGAAAGACTCAGGAGTACACCCATCAATCAGCGCAATACGTCGATGCTGCACGTAAGCACTATGACGCAGCGGAAAAGCTTAATATCCCTGATTATCAGGAGAAAGAAGACGCATTCATGCAAGTTGTTCCAGCGCCGGTAGCAACTGACATCATGCGTTTATTTCCAGAGAAATCCGCAGCGCTCATGTACCACCTGGGGGCAAACCCAGAGAAGGCTCGCCAGTTATTGGCGATGGACGGGCAGCAAGCGCTAATTGAACTCACTCGACTATCAGAACGCTTAACTCTCAAGCCTCGTAGCAAGCCAGTTTCTGAAGCACCTAACCCTGATGAACCTATTCAAGGTCAGGCTGTTGCAGCCAACATTTCTGCACTTGAAAAGCAGATGAACGCCGCAGCAGCAAAAGGTGATGTAGAGAAATACCGCAAGCTAAAGGCGCAATTGAATAAAGGATCACGATAATGTCTTTGAACGAAGGTCAGGTTATTACTTACATGATCGATGAAATCATCGAAACCGTGGAAAACTTAACGCCGATGGCTCAACGCGTCGGAAAATATACCCCTCCTGCTGGAGATATGCAGCGCTCACAAAACACTGTGTGGATGCCGCTTGAGCAGGAAGCACCGACTATGCCAGGTTGGGATTTGACAGGGCAGGCTACAGGCATTCTTGAATTGTCCGTAAAATGCAATATGGGCGTTCCTGATAACGACTTCTTCACTTTGCGTGCTGATGATCTGCGTGATGAACGTTCGCTACGTCGTCGAATCCAGGCGTCAGGTAAAAAGCTGGCGAACAACGTAGAATCCGCTATTGCTAAACAGGCAGCAGAGATGGGTTCTCTTGCGGTAACCAGTTCAACACCTATTGGGTCGTCCACTACCGGTTGGGATTTCATCTCCGAAGCGGAAGAGCTGATCTTCTCTCGCGAGCTTAACCGCAACTCAGGACTGTCCTTCTTCTTCAACGGTAAAGATTATCGTGGAGCAGGACAGGATCTGACAGGTAAAGACTTCTATGGTCGCATCCCGGAAGATGCTTATAAGAGCGGAACAATCCAGAAGCAGGTTGCTGGCTTTAACGATGTACTACGTTCACCGAAAATGCCTACACTCGTCGCGTCTACAGCAACTGGCGTGACTGTATCAGGAGCGCAGAAGTTCCAGCCGCAGGCATGGGTTGCTGATACAGATGGAAACCGTGAAAACGTGGATAACCGCGTGGCAACTGTCGTTCTGTCTTCCACTACTGGTTTCAAGCGTGGTGACAAAATCAGCTTTACTGGCGTTAAGTTCCTGTCGCAGATGGCTAAGAACGTACTTACTAACGACGCAACTTTCAGCATCACCCGCGTTATCGATGCGACGCATGTTGAAATCACGCCGAAACCGATCGCGCTGGACGACACCTCTCTGACCAAAGAGCAGCTGGCATATGCCAACGTGAACACGTCGCTAGCCGACACGATGGTGGTTAACGTCCTGAACACTACCACCGCTGAGACTAACGTGTTCTGGGCTGATGACTCCATCAGACTGGTTTCTCAGCCGATCCCGATCAACCACGAGCTGTTCTCCGGAATGAAGACTCAGAGCTTCGCTATCCCAGGTGTGGGTCTGAATGGTGTAGTGGCGTACCAGGGAGATATCAATACTCTTTCCGGTAAATGTCGTATTGCTCTTTGGTACGCGCCGACGGCGGTACGACCTGAAGCAATCGGCGTCGGTCTGGCAAATCAGGCGTAATAACAGGGGGCTTCGGCCCCTTTATTTTTTGGGAGCGTTACATGTCAAAGATGATATTTCGCCATGGCAAGGATAAAACGTGGAAGGGTGTCGCATACGACTGGAAAATTATTAGTGAAGAAGAAATTCAAGGGTATCTCGATGCTGGTTGGTTTACGCATCCAGACGACCTGCTTAACAATTCCGAAGACCCAGAGCCAGAGCCAGAAGTAAAAGAACGCAAGAAGCCGGGGCCAAAACAAAAGGGGTAGCAGATGAACCTCACAACGAAGGGTGATCTCGTTCTCGCCGCGCTGCGCAAACTCGGAGTCGCATCTAACGCCACGCTAACCGATGTCGAGCCTCAGTCGATGGAGGACGGAGTTAACGACCTCGAGATGATGATGGCTGAGTGGCTCGGCGGGGATGATTCACCAGGTATTAGCGTGGGATATATCTTCGCTGATCCAGATATTCCTCCGGCGACTGGCGATGACCACGGGTTGGCAAACAATGCGCTCAATGCCGTGATTACCAATCTCGCATGCAGAATTGCGCCAGATTACGTGATGGAAGCAACCGGAAAACTCATTACGACCGCGCGTTATGGCAAAGAGCAACTTGTGAAGCTCTCCGCTATGTCTCGCGCTCGTGACGCTAAATGTAAGTCCGGATATCCAAACCGGATGCCTATCGGCAGCGGGAACAGACTTGCTACATACAACGGATGGAACTATTTCCACCGCAAAGGTCCATGTGATAACGGGAGCGACTAATGCCGATTCAGCAGCTTCCCTTGATAAAAGGCGTTGGTAAAAACTTCAAGACTGCCGACTACATCGACTATTTACCGGTCAACATGCTGGCGACTCCTAAAGAAGTGCTCAATAGCAACGGTTATCTGCGCTCCTTCCCCGGTGTAGCGAAGCTATCAGACGTTGCCGGTACATCTCGCGGGGCTGAGTACAACACCTCTCAGAATGCCGTATATCGCGTTATGGGCGGCAAGCTGTATCGTTCTGATTCGGCGGTGGGTGATGTTGCTGGTACATCTCGCGTTTCGCTGGCCCACGGTCGCACATCTCAGGCTGTTTGTGTTAACGGAAACGTCGTCGAGTACCGATACGACGGAACCACAAAGACGATCTCCAACTGGCCTGTTGACTCTGGCTATACGCAATATGAACTCGGATCTGCGCGTGATGTAACCAGATTACGTGGACGCTATGCCTGGGCGAAGGATAACTCAGATTCATGGTTTATTACCGACCTTGAAGATGAATCGCATCCTGATCGGTACGCTGCTGAGTATCGCGCCGAGTCACAGCCAGATGGAATCATCGGTATCGGTACATGGCGAGACTTTATCGTCTGCTTTGGTTCATCGACCATTGAGTTTTTTACGCTGACAGGCACATCGACAGTCGGCGCGGCGCTCTACGTAGCTAACCCGGCGTATATGGTGCCAAAAGGTATCGCCGGCACGTTCTGCAAATGCGTATTCATGGACGCTTACGCCATCGTCAGCAACCCGGCAACCGGTGCGCCGTCGGTGTATATCATCGACTCTGGCCGGGCTACTCCGATCGCCACAGCAAGCATTGAAAAAATTCTTCGTGAATATACCGCTGATGATTTGGCGACAGCCGTCATGGAATCCCTGCGCTTCGACTCTCACGAATTGCTGATGATTCACTTGCCTCGCCATGTGCTGGTGTATGACGGCACGGCATCACAGAACGGGCCACAGTGGTGCATCCTGAAAACTGGACTATACGACGACGTCTACCGCGCTATCGACTTCATGTACGAAGGGAACACCATCACCTGCGGCGACAAACTGGAGGCGTTGAAGGGGGCTTTAAAATTCGACATATCCAGCCAGTACGAAAAGCAGCAGGAGCATCTGTTATTCACGCCACTTTTCAAAGCTGATAACGCCAGGGCGTTCGACTTCGAAGTTGAATCATCAACCGGAGTTGCCCAATACGCTGACCGGTTATTTCTTTCTGCCACCACTGACGGCATCAACTATGGTCGAGAGCAGATGATTGAGCAGAACGCGCCATTTGTTTATGACAAGCGCGTCATCTGGAAGCGTATCGGTCGCATTCGTAAAAACGTCGGCTTCAAAATCAGGGTTATCACCAAGTCACCTGTCACGTTATCAGGCGCACAGATAAGGATTGAGTGATGGCCGATCCGTCTTTAAACCAACCAGTCATCGTTCGAGCAGTAAGCCTGAATGCGTCATCGATTCCTGTCGGATGGAGCCCGGCATACACGCAATACATCTTGTCTCAGGCAATAGACTTCACCAACGTAGCAGGTAAAGCTAACGAAGCAGGGAAAGGTGCCTACGACGCGCAGGTTAAGAACGATGAACAGGATGTAACTCTTGCCGATCACGAGGGAAGAATTACCGCCAACACCCAGGCTATTCAGTTACTTGATGTTCGACTGACAACGGCAGAGGGTAAGATTGATGTACTGCGCAATGATGTTGACTACCTTCTTGATAAGGTGATCGACATTGAATCGGAGTTGGCTGATCACGAGACGCGAATCACTGCTAACGAGGCTGAGTTAGCTGATCACGAAATCCGCATTGATGCTCTTGAGTACGCAACGACTCGCAAGAAGTCAGAGGTTGTCTTCACCGGCATATCACAGGTAATTCCGACAACGGCGACAAACCTGATTACGATGCTTAAAGCGTTAACTCCATCATCAGGAACATTACTCCCGTTCTTCAACACAACTACAGACAAGTTGACCGTCTACAACGAGAACAAGACGCTGAATTTCAAGTTGTCGATGATCGGCAGTTACCCTGGCGGCACGACAAACCGGTCAATGCAGCTAACTTTCTCCGGAGCGGTTCCTGACACGCTGGTAGCCAGCCGTAACTCAGCCACGGCAACTGACAACATTCTTCTGGCAACGTTCTTCAGTGTTGATCAGGGTGGTTTCCTTGCCACCAATGGCAGCACCATCACCATTCAGGCCAATGGAGCTGCATTCACTGCCACAACCATCAAGATAATAGCGGAACAGTAATAATGCTCACAAAAATTGATGCTCTCACCGGGCAGGGATTAATGCACCTGTGGGGTGTGGAATCGTGGGTTGATCCTGGTGCTGATTACTTCATCTGGAATGGATGCTGCGTGTTCGCTCTGGTTCCGCAGCATGGGTATTTCGATATCCATATTGCGATGGATAAGCGCCGCTGGCGTGAGTGCCGTGATGCTGGCGCGGACATCCTGAAAATGTACGGAATGAACCGGCTACGCGCCGTCATTCTCACGGACCGACCGAAGGTGTGCAACTACGCCAGGAGAATGGGATTCGGTGAGCGAACAACACAAACATTAACAACTACCGACGGGCGCGAAAGCGCCTTTTTTATTATGTGGCGCGAGCCGGGAGAATATCATGGGCGGTGCAATTAGTGGTATCGGCGGTGCTGTATCAGGTGTGATTGGCGGTATTGGTGCCAATAAAGCAGCCAAGCAGCAGCAGAAGTATCAGGACCGGGCCATGGACCAGTCTCGACAAGGTTATGCAGATGCTGTCGAGTGGCTCACTCCTTATGAGAGCGCTGGCCGTACTGGCCTTGCCGGGTTGCAGGCAATCGCCGGGCAGCCGATAGACAGAAATAAGCTACTGTCTGATTATTTTAATTCTCGAGAGTACCAGATGTTGAATGACCAGGCTCGCTATAGCGGACTGAATGCAGCAGAAGCAACTGGAGGGCTTGGTTCCACTGCAACTGGCAATATGCTGGCATCTATTGCTCCAACTCTCGGTCAAAACTATCTCGCTGACATGACGAACCAGCAGCAGAACATGTATTCCCAGCTGATGGGGCTGTCTGGATTTGGTGCTGAGGCGGCAAACGCCCTTGGTAACTATGCCATTGGACAGGGCAACAACATGGCTGGAATGTATCAGCAGAAAGGTCAGATCATGGCTGGAAAGGCTGCTCTTCCGTGGCAAGTGGCAGCCAGCGCTAACAGCAGCATCAATAACGGTGCAGCGTCTGATGTTAACCAGTTTACTGGCATGTTTGGTGGCATGATGGGTGGAGGGTTGTTCTGATGGCTCAATTTGGTGGATTGCAGGGGCTTGGCGCTCCTATCAACTATTACGACACCATGATCCCAGACTTCCGCAGAGAGGCTCTTCAGGAAACACAGAATCGAGTCGGTCAGCAGCAAGTCATCGCTTCTCAAATGCAGAACCAGCAGGCGCAGAGAGATAACCAGCGCCGCCAGGATTTCTATGCTGCAATTGAGAGCGCAACGCCTGATCAGTTACCAGCGCTGCGCCGCCAGTTTCCGGAGTTTGCACAGAACATCCAGCAGGAAATCGGCATCCAGAGCGCTGAACACGCCTCATTTGTTCATGGTGCACTTAATGACCTTTCTGTCGCGGCTGCAAGTGGAAATCCTCAGGCAGTGCAGTCAGCTATCCAGAAAAATGGACCGGCGCTATCAAGTCTCGGAGTTTCTCAGGAACAGGCCGCGCAGTTGTATCAGAAAGATCCGCAGCGTTTTAATAGCCTGCTTAATGCCACTCGGCTGGCCACTCTGCCAATGGATAAGCAATTCGAGACCCAGCAGAACCAGCAGAGGATTGATGAGACTGTTCGCAGCAATAAAGCTGGTGAAGGCCTCCAAGCAAGAGGGCAGAACCTAAACTATCAATCGGCTATGACCGGCCATAACCTTGCTGCTCAGAGACTCGCACTGGATCAGCAGGAGTTTGGTCTCAAGGTTCAACAGGCGCAGGAAAAGGCCCAACAGCTTATTCAGGAAGCGCCAAAACTCTCCGTAAATATGGAGAAGTCCATCGAGAAATCAGTTAATGATTCTGCTGCAAGCACTAATTCCGCTGACTCCATGGCGGCGCTGGCGCAGCAGTTCAGACAGGAAAAACCAACGACGGGCCTGTTTGGTAACGCCTCGAATATGTTCGCCAAAGTTACCGGTACAGATACCGCACTCCGGGATCTACGCATCCGGCAGAACGCTCTGGTGAATAATCAGGTGTTGAGATTCCTTCCTCCCGGCCCGGCGACTGACAGAGACGTTGAGATCGTCCGTCAGGGCGCTCCGACAGACATGGACAACCCTGAAGTTGTTGCTCGGTGGCTCGATGCAATGTCAAACCTTGAGCGTCGCAGTGCGCAGTTTAACGACTTTAAGGCTGAATGGATGAGCGCCAACGGTAACCCTGGGCAATCCAGAAATGGCGGTCAGGTCCTCGGAATGGATGTTCAGAAAGGTGAGTCGCTTGGTAGCGCAGCAAAGCGCTATATGGCTAACAACCCCATATCTGCACCAGGCACAACTAAAGCACCGCAGGGGCAGTCAGCAACTCAGCAGCCAGCGGCGCAACAACCACAGCAAAGCGCAGGCTTCTCTTCACTATGGGGTGACTAATGGCAAAGGCATGGAAAGACGTTATCGCCTCACAGCAGTATCAGGCATTGGCACCAGAGCAGAAAGCACAGGCGCAGGAGCAATATTTTAACGAGGTGGTTGCTCCGCAGGCAGGAGAAAAAGCAGACTCTGCACGCCAGCAATTTTTTTCAGCCTATCCGCCACCTATTTTTGAAAAAAACCAAGATCTATGGAAGGAGCAGCAAGGCCGTGGATGGCTTTACAGTGAGGGGCTAGTTCCTGAGGCAGCCCTTGGGGTAGTTGAGGCTGGGCGAGGGGCGGCGCAGGCAGCAACAAACATCCTCAATATTCCAGCAGAGATTGCGGATATGGTATCTAGTGCCGGAGCCTGGGCGGCAGGAAAGGCAGGCATTGGTGATGGAACCTATACGCCAGCGCCGCGAGCATCGCTCCCAGAAATCCTGCAGCCGCAGACGGAGGCGGGGAAGGTGGCGTCACAGGTTCTTCCGTTCCTGGTGAACCCAGGAGTAGCGGCAGCTCCAGCCACCGCAAGCAAAGTGGCAAAAGCCGCAAATTTTGCCAAAAGGATGATCGGCGAAAACACAGTAGGCGTTCTGGCTGAAAACAGCGATAAACCTGCAGATGTCGGCGAGGTTGCAAAGGATTTAGGCGTGGCCTCTGTTATTAGTGCTGGGTTTAGTGGTCTAACAAAAGGGGCGTCGCGGGCGTACCAAGGATTTAAAAATACATCAGCGAGAGCAGAAGGAAAGGCGGCAGAAGCATTAACCAAGGCTGATGATGCGGAGGCTCAGCGCATTCTAGGCTCCTTGTCGCCAGAACAGCAGGCAGCGGTAAGGCAAAGAATGGACGAGATCGGGAGTGATGGAATCAGTGCCGGTATTCGCGACCTTGCATCTCAAAGTCGCTCTGCTGTGCGTTCAGATTTGCAGCAGCTAGCAGGGAATGTCAATCCAGATCAGCGCGTAATTCAGGCTGCTAAGGATGTTGGCTATCCCGTTGATCTTGCCCCTGCCGCATGGACGTCTAAGAACCAGCCTTATGTTGAGTTTGAGCGAGCCCTGAAGTCACTGCCAGGCAGCAAACTTGCAGAGCAGGACCGGATAGCGCTTGGAGCGCTGAATAAAACTGCTGATGATTTCATTACGAACCTGAAAGGCAATCCGGACCTGTCGGTAGTTAGTCAGAACGTGGCTAACTCCATGAACTCTACACGCGACAAAATGGCTGATGCGACAAGAGATCTCTATAAAAAAATAAATGAGAGGGTTCCCGCGGCAACTGAAGCTGATGCAACTCCAGTTTTGGACTTTGTGAGGGGGCGGTTGAAAGATCTTGGTGGGGAACGGGGGTTGCTTAACCCCGGTGAAAAAAAAATATTAGCCACACTTTCGCCAAAACAGATCAAGGACAGCACCGGCGCAGTGGTAGGCACCAAGAGGCCAACCTATGCCGCGCTTGACCAGATCCGGAAAGATATTGGTGAGGCAAAACGCAGCGCCACAGGACCATTCGCTGGCGCTGATTCGGCGCTACTCGGGCAACTTGAAGGAAAGTTGCTTGAGGCTCAAAGGGGGGCGATACAGCGGGCAGCGCCGGATATGGTCGATGTTTTCGATACGGCCAGGGCATCAGTAAGAGCGCGCAAGGAGCTTGAGGATAATATCGTTAATCTTTATGGACGCAATAAAGACGGCGACATAGTCAACAATATGCGAACATCCATAAATATGCTGGCCAATGGCTCCACAACAAACTTCAACAGGCTTATGCAAAACGTCCCGGCTGACATGAGGCAGTACGTTGCCGCATCAGCTATCTCTAAGGCATTTACCGGGAAGGGAACGACTCCAGGCGTGGCAATCTCTCCGACACAGTATGCAAACTGGTATCGAGGGATGATGAGAAACGCAGAGTCTCGCCGGGCATTGGCGAAAAACCTTTCGCCTGGAGGGATGAAGGCGCTAAGGAATATGTACGTGTTCAATGACGGGATTTCAAAGGCGCTTAAGTCAGACATTACGACCGGCCGGATTACATCTATCAAGGACGCCTTTGATGATGCCAGTCGTTTGGGTGATGCCATCGTTAACAGAACGGCAAAAAGCGTTCTCGGCAGGGTGCCGTTTGTTGGTGAGCCAATCGGCAATATGATTACCGCTGCCAATTCCACATCCAAACGAATGGAGGTGGCAACAGATCTAATTGCCTCTCCTGAGTTTCGTGATTTAGCTCGACAACAGGCCGTATGGAATAACGCATCTGCAAGACAGGTTAAGGCAGCGGAGGCAGCACTGAAGAAATCAGATCGCTACAAACGCTGGGCATCGACACTTGAACCTCTGGAAAGAAAGCAGTTATACACCAATGGAGTCGTTAACTTTCTTAGAGCAAAAGAGCAGGCCGACGCCACAGGTGACTAAGCGACAGCCATGGATGGCTAACACTTGCTCACTACCTTGCCAACCATGGCCTTAACTGAATCAAAGTCGCCAAACCCATTTATCACTTTTGTCATTTTTACCATGCCATTTTTACCAATGATCCAAGTTTCTACAACTTGTCCATTTTCATTGTTACTGACACCTATAATTGTATTTGGAAGGATGTGACCATATGACAACCCTCCAGCATCACTGCCAGAATAGGTTACGGATGCCTTATCGCCATCTGCAGAGATCCTGAATGTTCCGCTAAAACCATCCTTCTCGAAATTATAGTCACCATGAGAAGCGGAGTTTACCCCTTTCATATCTTTGACCACCCAGCACTCAGCACTAGCAGAGGCTGTCGATAAAAAAAATGCGAGAAACATCAGATATCTCATTTTACATCCTTATTTATTGGATTTTCTTTTTGCAAGGGAAAGCCTGTCCCACTGCAAGAAATGTTAAAACTAAGGCAGCTTCATTTCTTGTCTCTGGATTCTTCTCAAGATACTTCTGCACTATATCAGTGTATTGTGCCATATCAACACCGGGAGTAGGGCATAGGGAACCAATCATAACTAACGAATCAGTGACTCCTCGAATGTATCCGGTTGTATAAAATGAAGCAAAGTCGTTCCCAGCCTTTCCCTCTTTGATGTTGTGGAGAAGATCATTCCCTGTTTGTAATTCACGCATTTCAGCGCTGCAGACAGATGCGAACAGCGAGAGAGCAAGAAGTGCTGGCAGCTTCATTCCCCATCCTTCCCATACATTTGTTTAAGAGCCATAACCTCATGCTCGAGAGAGATTAACCTCTCAGCTATAGAGGCCAGATCCAAAGCTTGAATATGTTTGTTTTTCTCAGTCCAAGCCTCAAGTGCAGCAACCATTTCAGCATTCAACGAGCGTGAATTGGCCTCAGCTAGCTCGGTGAGGAGCTCTTTGATCTCTTGCGGAAGCCTCAGATTTACTTGAGGGTTTTTATATTTTCTATCTGACATGCACCCATCCTGGTTATTTTTTTAACAGGATAAGTAGGTATCTATTGACTATCAATGCGTACCTAAATACTATGTATGCGTACCACATACAAAGGAGGTTGCATGAAAGTTAAAACATTACGAATGCCTGAGTGGCTTGAAAAAGCGCTGGAGCAAGCGGCCAAAAAGGATGACAGGTCTTTCAGCAATGAGGTGCTGAGACGGCTTAAGGAATCGATGATCAGGGATGGGGTTGTCTGCCCAGAATAAACAAAGCCCCAGCTATTGCGAGTAGCCAGGGCTTCAATTGTCAGTAAATCTTCGGAGAAAAACCAACATGACTAGTATAGCAATTCTTGAAGCAGTTAACACTACATCCATTCCATTCAACGGACAGCAGATTCTCACGGCTATGGCTGCAGGTGTGGCGTATGTTGCCATGCGCCCAATCGTAGAAAACATCGGTATTGATTGGGCTGCTCAGTTCGTCAAATTGAAGAAGCAGAGTCAAAAGTTCGGGTGTTGTGATATCGCAACCCCTTCAAATGGCGGCATCCAGAAGATGCTTTGCATCCCCCTGAAAAAGCTCAATGGCTGGCTGTTCAGCATCAACCCTGAAAAGGTGCGCGCTGATATCCGTGACAAGCTGATTCAGTACCAGGAAGAGTGCTTCACCGTTCTGCACGACTACTGGAATAAAGGTGAAGTAACCAACCCGCGCAAAGCCAAAACTACCCCGGGTAAAATCACCAAAGACCAGCAACTGGCGATTAAAGACCTAGTTATGTCACGCGGCCACTCTCTGCCGAAAGACAAGCAGGCCAAAGCCATTATCACGATGTGGTCAGCCCTGAAAAAACACTTCGGCCTGACCTATAAGGAAATCAACGACGACCAGTTTGAGGAGGCTATCTCTCTGGTTTCCCGCCTGCCTCTTGAGGGTGAGCTGATTGAAGCGCCAAAGGTCAGCGGCGTGACCATCCCGGCTGGCGAAGTGAATACGCTCATCTGGCTGTGGGATTACGCTAATCGCGCTCAGGCCGTGTTCCGTGAACTACAGCGCCCGATGCGCGAGATTCAGTCTCACTATGCTGGCAAATGCCACGATTACGGCGTTGAGTTTGCCACTGTGATTAATCTCTCCCGAGATGTGTTATCGAAATTGTCACACGAAGTAGATATGGAAAGGGCTGATGGAAAAACCAACCTTTCCGCATGGAAGAGGCTCCAGAGTAATGAACTACCGCCATCCTTCCTTTTGAAATAAGCCTCACTTAAACAACCAACCCGCTTCGGCGGGTTTTTTATTTTCTGCAATCACCGCATCTCCGATGTGGGGATAACTTGCGCCCGGAGCACAGCAAATGTCAGAGACTTGGCAAATTCATAAGATGATCAGCAACCATGTTAGCCGCTTTGTAAGCAATCGCAGCCTCATCGATTGTATCAAAGCGACCAAGGGTGATGTTTTTACCTGAAAGATTGATTTGGGCTTGCCATTGATTTCTTTTCTTACAGAACGTAACCCCCTTAATGCCAGATGTTGAATCAGTTCTATTCCCAGTATTCAGCGCATTAACAATTCTGTTTACGTCACGAAGATTTTTAATCGCGTTGTTTTTCCTATTTCTGTCGATATGGTCAATCTCTTGGTTTGGCCATGATCCATAGAAATACAACCACGCAAGCCGATGGGAGAAATATCTCACGCCATCAATGTTTATAGCAGAGTAACCATATGAAGTTGTTCCAGCAATCTTTCCAACTACACCTCTGCTGCTGAGTTTCTTCTTCCATTTAAAGATTCCAGTTTCTTCATCGTAATCAAGAACTTCAATTAGACGATCGCGAGTTAGAACTTCATGCGGTCTATTGCTCATAAATATCTCCGGAACATTTTTATGACTGATTCAATTATAGCAAATGTCGTAATTGGAATGCCATCCCAATTATTCACCATGGCCCGCTCTTTCAAAGCAGTGGCAAACGGTAAAATTTATATTGGCCTCATTGATACCGATCCGGTTAATCCAGCAAATCGGATTCAGGTCTATTTAGAAAATGAGGATGGTTCACACGTACCTGTGCCTCAGCCCATTATTATCAATGCCGGTGGCTATCCAGTATATAACGGGCAGATCGCTAAGTTTGTTACTGTACAAGGCCATTCAATGGCTGTGTATGACGCTTTCGGTACTCAGCAGTTCTACTATCCAAACGTATTGAAGTACGACCCAGATCAGTTAAGGCAAGATCTAGCTGGCCCCGGAGGAGCTGATCTTGTTGGTTATGGAAATACAACAGTTGCAGATGCAATAGAATATGTTGAATACCAACAAAAAGATTTACATCCATTCGTTCCATCTGGGAGCTTTGGTGATAATTTACCACTTGATTCAGCTCTTCAGGTATTTAAATATAATGATGAATATTACTCATACAAAGGACCAATTGCACCAGGCTCAATAGTACCAGCTAATCCGTCAGTAGATGCAAACTGGAAAAAAGAGCCAGTATCAGACTACATAGAAAACTATGGCGGTGGCGTTCATGTTGTAGACCAGACACCTGCGATTCTTAGGGCAATCTCTGCCGGTGTGCGCAAAGTAATTCTTCCAAAAGGTGAGTTGCGCATGTCACAGTGTGACATTCCAGGGTATACACAAGGGCTAACATTTGTCGGGCAGGGGGCTAATCAGGCTTACACCGGAACCACAGTAATCAAGCCATTAAATGACAATCAGAATGCTATTTTTAATGGCGCGAGTGGTGTTAATGGATTGGACTCAATAAAGTTTGAGAACATACAGTTTGATGGTGAGTGGAGATGTAACCACGCTATTCTACATATGGGCGGTGCTGGCTGGTACTATGAGAAACTAACTGGGAAGCGATTTAAGACGTGGTTTATCTATGATGCTCAAGGCCTGGCGAGGTTTAGCGATATCTACTGTGAAGCTACTGATGCTTCAAATAAATCAATACGTGCGACTGGTGGTGGCATAGCCTTCTACGCAGATTCAAGCATGATTAATACTGAAGTTTATGGCGGCTCCATCCCAATCCGCCTGTTATCTGGAGGTTGTCGATTGGTAAACTGCTGGGCTAACGGCGGATATGATGTAGGGTCTGTAGGTATCATCCCATTGGATGGGAATACTAGTTCCTTAACCAGCTATTTCAGTAACTGTGGTTTTGGGGAAACATCAAACTCCACTGGGGCGGTTATCCCATCTATCCTCATTACTGGTAATGACACTTTCCGAGTATATGGCGTAGTTATGTCTAACGTTACGTTCTTCCATGCGGAGCACCGTAACACAAAGATGCTGTTCATTAATGCGAGCTACTGCACTGGATTGCAATTAAGTAATGTGTTCGCTCAGGGATTTGAAGATTATGCAGATTCATACACCCAGACCCTTAGCTTCTTGGAAGCAACTAACTGTACCGATATTGTAATGTCCAGCACCATAATGAAAGGAGTTACTCATAGTCCTATTGTGCTTAATAACTCTGCTGTTACTATTGATAGCAGTGTGTTCGATAATTGGGGGGTCACAGTATCTGATCAAGTGCCCGCCATTCTTGCGCGCGCCGGTAGTCGCTGTAGGGTGGGCAGTGGCACCGTATTCTTTAGTAAACAGAGTAATTCCTATGCGGTATATGCAGAAGATGAGTATGCAATTGATGCGTCCGTGCTTAATATCGATTATCCAGGGTCTACAGTTATGCTTCCAACAGGGATGGCATTTAGTTATATGTATAAAAGACCTGGAGGTAAAATAACTCTAATAAATACACTTACACCGTGATTTTATTTGATCGCATTTTACGCACAAAGCTTTGCATCGGCTTGCAAGGCTTTGTGCTGCTCTACTATGATACCTTCACATCAATCCAGTCCGCCCACCACTGCATCATTTCCCGACGCTTATCCATGTACTGAGCGTGGTTGTATATCCCACGTATAGAGCCACTGTTAGCGTGTGCAAGTTGTTTCTCAATGGCATCAGCTGGCCACTCGTTCTCGTTCATTATTGTACTGAACTGGTGACGGAAACCGTGGCCACTTGCCAGACCTTCATATCCTATCTGTCGAATAACCAGCAGTACGGCGTTTTCACTGATCGGCTTTGTTTTATCATTGCGCCCGGCGAAAACGAAGCCTGATATAGGCTGCGTTACCGGCTTCAGCATTTCAAGCAGAGAGACAACCTGATCTGACATTGGTACAATGTGAGGGCGGCGTCCTTTCATAACCTCTTCGGCGATCGTAATCGTCCTGGTTTCAAAGTCGACGTTCGACCATTGCATGGACCGGAGTTCTTTAGTCCTGAGCACGGTGTACTGCAATACCTGCGTCGCAATCTTCGATACAATGCTGCCAGAGAAACCAGCCAGCGCCTTATTGAATGCTGGTATCTGGTCTGCAGGAAGGAATGGGTAATTCTTTTTCCGGTATCCCTTCATTGCATCAGCAAGGTCAGGGGCCGGATTATACTTCGCTCGACCGGTAACTATCGCGTACCTGAATACTTCCCCGCATCGCCTCCGCGCCTTATTAGCCCGCTCCATTGCCCCGCGGTCTTCGAACCTGCGGATCACTTCCAGTATCTGCATTGGTTCTATCTCGTTAATCTCCATCCCTCCAATCAACGGAAGAATGTCATCCTGGAACATGCGTGACAGTTCTGTGCTGTATACCTCTGACCATACCTGATTTTTGTGCTCGTACCATTCCTGGTATATAGAGCCGAACGAGTTGTCTTTAACTGACAGCTTTTTAGCCTTTATCGGATCTACACCGACAGACACATCCTTTTTGGCAATCCACGCTTTGTCTCTGGCTTCCTGTAATGACATGAGCGGGTATTTGCCTACCGTCAGCACCTTCTCTTTACCATCGAGCTTGTAACGTAGCTGCCAGACTTTCTTTCCAGTAACCGGAACATAAAGGTACAGCCCGTTGCTGTCGAGCATCCGGTACGGTTTATCTTTCGGCTTTGCCGCGTCGATCTGCTTGATGGTGAGCAT